TCTGCATCGCGTAGTGCTTGCTTAGGATCTACAGGAGTAAGGCTTACGGTTGCAGGATCAAGGTCAAGGATAAGCTTGTCTTTGAAACCTGAGATCTTGTTCTTAGTGAAGTGCAGTAATAAACGAGGGCGCATATTACCTTCTTCATCTCGCCAGAAGATTTCTGCATGCTCTTTACGGTCGTGGATATCGTTATATACGTGCCAGATAACGTTAGGACGATACATGAGTGCACGAGCATCTGCAAGGTCATCGTCAACAGGAAGTTTAATCTTACTGTGGTCCATAGGCATGTTCTTGCGATACTCTGCAGTAGCAATCATACAAGCATGATACTTAACAGTAAGGTTTTTCTGCTGGTTAGAAATCGCAGTCATGCGAGCTGACTGTTCCAAATTCATGAATTCAATATAGTTGTGCGTGTTATCGCATACCATCAAAATCTTTCTATTTGGATAGCGATTCCTATAATACCTTAAGTTTTGCTCAAGAGTAGATAAAGTCGGGCCATCTTCGCTGTCGATAATAACAAGACGCTCCTTCTCAATGAGCTCCCTGAATGTATCATTGGCTCGTTTAAAAGCTTGCCAATGTTCATCACCCTTACCACGCATATTAAGCTTAGGCTGAACTACCATACCAATAGTAAGCGTAGGACCTTCGGGGCAAGTCATACGATAGATATTAGTCTTAATACGAGGTTCGATCTGCTCATAAGAATCGTCAGTAGAGTGAATTAGAACTACAGCGTTTTCATCACTCAAAGCCACATCGGTTGCAATCATCAAACAAGTTGCAGTTTTACCAGAGTTAGCGCGACCACCGACATACATAAGGGTGCCAGTAGTCCAAGGCATGCCACCATTCATATTCAAGGCAAACTGTTTAAAGTAGTTCATCTTAAAAGAAGTAGCAGAGTCATCATCTTGACTCTCTTCTCTAAGCTGTTGAATAGCTTCGAAGCGACTAATCTGATAATTGATACCAATAGAGTCTTGTTTGAATTCTTTCTCGATAAGCTCGACTTGTTGCTCATGATTAGCAATATGAGAACGAATAGAGTCCGGATCTTCAGTAACAGCTCGAAGATAAGATTCTGCAGCGGCTTTAGTTTTCTCTAAACGCTCAGAGAACTTATTGTTACGAATAGCATTTACATCTGCAGCAATAGAACCAGCAGATACAGTGGTGAACTGAGAAAGCTCCTTAATATAAAGCTCACGCTTTACAGTAGCTTCTTCGGCTGCAATAATTGGAATCATCTTCTGACAGATAACATCTGGAGTATCTTGATCAGAGAAAGAATTGAGCTGCCATTCAAAGGCAGTCATCTTATGAAGATTCCAGTAATCTTCGGCAGTATCTTTATCTTTTAGAAAATCATCTACATCTTTAAAAGTTTCATCAGGAGCCATTACTACACTAATAGTAAAACCTGAAGTAACTTTGAGAATAGATTCTAAGACTCGTTGAGTAGCAGCATAACCTGCTTGATCCCAATCGAAGTTGAGAAAGATTTTACGAATACCTAATTGCTTGAGAAGAAGTAAATGAGCTTCAGTAAAAGCAGTACCACATACAGCAACAGCATTCTTGACCCCAAGGCGATAAAGTTGCATAAGATCGCCTGGGCCTTCAACCACATATAATCCATACTTCCTTGCCTCTTGATAAGCTACATCTAAGCCTAGTAACGCTTGATTCTTCTTGTAGATAAGTGATTCTGGAGTATTGATATACTTAGGAAGCTGACGATCTTCGTGATTAATATTCCTGCAAATAAAACCGACAGTACGCTTAATATGATCTTTAATGGCGAAAGTTACTTTGTCTTCGCCAAAATAAGATACAAAGCGAGTCTTAATTAGATTTGTAGAGTTGATATATTCAGAAGACCAACCACGTTCCATAAGTTTATTAACTAGAACTGTTTGATCAATAGAACCTACAGAAACACTTTTCTGAAGCCAATTACGCTCAACAATATAGTCGTTATCATTTAGAGACAATGAAGCGAGGATATCTGAGATATCTTGGGCGATCTTGTAGAGGTTGATTCTCTCTCGATCTTCTTCGGTTAATGTACCTGGCGAATAGTTAATGCCTAGAGTCTCAGCGAGTTGAGGCAAGGTAGTAAATAGCCACTCGGGTCCATTAGTTGGCAAGTTGTCAAAGTGGTTAGCTACTGTAAAAATATCGCCATGAAAATTACAGCCAAAACATTTTACAGTTTCACTACCAGTCTTTGGGTTAATGTGCATACTTGGACTACTGTCATCATGCACAAAACATTTAAACTTCTTTGTTGGGTCAAAGTTCTTGCCAAGTTTAATTTTAAGATAATCGGAAAGTTTACCTCGTAATAGAGTTACAACTTCATCGACTTGAGTAATATACAATTAAATCTCCTTCTTTTATTTTAACAAAATATGGGGGTGGCTTTCTTGTAAGCCAGAAGTAGTTATTCGAACAAATTTAACATTGTGAGGATTTAAGTCCTCGATACAGTTGATGCCTAAGTATGATATCGCCGAAGCGATTGATGCTTTTATTTGATCATTAAAATCAGAGAAACTCCCTGATTTATAAATCTTTTTATTTGATTGAACACCTTCGGGCGCACCATTAATTTTCCCTCGACGTTCAATTTGAAATTGCTTAGAAGCCTGACCTCTATAATATTTATATGGTTTCCCGATAAATGGTTCTAGCCATCCATGAGACTCATCAACACTAGAGAGCATACTACCAAGCATTACGCCATCAGCACCTGCTGCTAAGTATTTAATAATATCTCCAGAAGACCTAATACCACCATCAGCGATGATATAATGATCATCTCCTAATGCATCTCTAATCTCATATACAGCAGAGAGATTAGGATACCCGCACCCTGTGACTATCCTTGTAGAACAAGCGCTTCCTGGGCCTATCCCAACGCGTATATGTGAACAGTAATCACTTACATAAGTGGCAGCCTCTGCAGTAGCTACTGTTCCTGACATAATAGCTCTACACCAAGGAGCTTCTGAGTAAAGCTTATAAAGCTTGTAAGCTTGTTCAGTTGCACCATGAGCTATATCTACAGAAATGTTTACTTGGTTATTCTTTGATTTAGAAGAAAAATAATTATTTAAGAAATCATAATCTTCTTTGTTTAAACCAACAGAATACCAAAATAAACTACTATTGTGATAAATAGATAAGGCTCTTTTTCTTTCCGCGATAGGGAGAAATCTACAAAGTACAGGTGCTTGGTTAGCTTCTATCATTGGTTTGCAAAGATCAAAACCAGTAACTACGTCCATTGGGCTGGAGTAGATAAAGGTTTTGTTGACATCTGCTTGAGACCTAGATGAGAGTTTTCCAATAGCAGGAGTAAGTAAAACATCATCAGTAGTAAGCTTAGGTAAGGTAGAATCATCTAGCGAAAAGATTTTATCATTATGAGCTTTCATTATTTATCCTTGATAAGTTTCTCTTTAAGAAAATAACCTTTTTATTTTTATCTAAAAGATATAGCACCGAAGACAACAAGAAAGAGCTTTTATACTTTTGTTTTAAATCAGGAAGCATTTCGTTAATTATAAAATAATAAGCCGCTTCTTTGGAAAACGGCCCATATAATTCTAAATGCTTATTATTTACATTAGCTTCAATATAAAAGTTATTCTGAAGCTTCTCCATCATCTGTTTCTGGAGCATCAGGATAACACACTTTCTTGTAGTCACAGAGTCTACATTGCCAATCACCTTTAATTACTTCTTTGGTTAGCTTAGACTTACCTTCTTCTAGTTGTTTCTTGCGGCGCTCGTATTGGGCAGTATCAGTTTTATTAAGCTGACCTGCTTCATACATAGCGTCAATCTTTTCTTGAGAATAGATAAGTTCAAAGTCTTTAGGTGGGAGTTCATTAGAATCTGCGGCATCCATAATCATTTTGTAATTATTCATGATGCTTTGGATAGTAATCCCACTATTAACCTTATCAGTCTTTACAGGATATTGACCTTGATAAAAGATATAATCTAAACCATCAACTTCTTCTACAGTAACAAGATACTCAGCAGCCCTGCCAGTATCTCTGGAACCATACAGAAGAATACCTGGACCCCAAGACTTAGGGTTACCATACCACCATTGATAGATACCTAGCTGCATCAAGTGAGCGTCTCTTGGTTCTCCAAGCTTGCCCATCCGATGACTAGCATCAGTACCAATTACAGAGTTAGCATTAAAGCCATAAACAGATTTAACTTCTACAATGTGATAAGTAGAGGTTTCAGGGTTAAGTACAATAAGATCTATCTTGCCAGAAACGTTAAAAGCAGGGATATATACAGATACCTGAGTACCTACATAGATACCTGAATCTCTTGCAAGATCAATACAATGCTGCTCGTAAAGCTCGCCCTGTTTCCAGATCCATTGAGTATATAAACTAGGAGGAAGCTTAGCTTCTTTAATAGTAGATATCAGCTCTTCTAGATGTGAATACTTAGGGCTAAAATTGTATAGGTCTGTAGCATAGCGATAATAGGCTTGACGCCTGCACTTACCCAGAACCTTGTTATCTACAATTGCTGTAGCTGAACTAGGCCAAAGCGTAGGTGCTTTCTGTTCGTCCAGTGGAATCTTACAGAGCTCGTTAGTAATCCAGTTAACAAATGACCAATTACTTTGATATGACATTAGTTATCCTTAAGGTCTAGCTTTTCAGCAATTTCTTCTACAGCTTGTTTAGCTGCAGCTTCTGTCTCTTTATTTACAGACTCAGTAATTTCTTGGAACTGCTTTTTGATATCAGCAAGTCGCTCTTCTTGAAACTTCTGAAAACTTTCATCAAGTTCAATACCTAAGCCTTTTTCCTCAAGCTTGTCGTAAAGGAACTCAACAAGCATAGAGAGCTGGATAATTGAATTGAAGTTATAGTCAATCCTAGACTCAAGAGCTTGAGCTAGGTTCATAGTAAAACCAAATGGAGTTGGCTGATCAGCAACTTCTTTAGGCATATTATCAGTAGCAGTAGTCATAT